CAAGATACTATGAGTGGTGTGACAAACACGAGTTTAAGTGGGAGCATCGTATAATACCTGAAGCATGGCTAAAAGAAAAAGGCAAACCTATTAGAGTTAAACTTATACCTTTTAAAGGGGAGAAGAAAGTAACATGACAAAATATAAAATAGGAAAAGATGAGGTAGCTTTAGTCTTGAAGCCTTGTTCATTTGATGGCAAGGGTAACTGGACAGGAGAGCTAAACACTGGTCTTATTGTTGGTGAACTTAGCTTGCTAAATCCAGAGGATACTTCATACTTAGTACACCTAGCCACAATGATGGGTGCATTTTTAGAGCTTGCACAGTACGATCAAGATCTATATAATTTAGTAGAAGAACACAGAAACGAATTAGTAGGTTACGAGAACGAAAAAGATACGCCACTGTACGAAAAGGTAGAAGGTACGGATGGTAAAGTTCTAAAACTTACTAGATTTACAAAGACACAAGGAAACGCATAATGGATACTATTGATACACTTACTATGAACGGACAAACACTTACATTAGATTTTGATCCAGTAGATAAACCTGCACACTATAATTTAAATGGTGGGGTTGAGTGTATAGATTATATTAAACAAGTCTTAGGTAAGCAGGGTTTTGTTGCATACTGTAGAGGTAACGTTATGAAGTATAACCACAGAGCTATGTACAAAAACGCTACACCAGTAGAAGATCTAAAGAAAGCACAGCAGTATCTGACTTGGGCTAACGAAACATTAAGGGAAATACACAAGTGATAGGGAAGAAAAAGTTTAGCGTTACATTTCTACTAGAAGTAGATGAGCCGTGTAACGTTTTATCAACTGTAGAAGATGCACATGTGGAAGATGTACACGATCTGATACATAATACTTTTCACGACATAGATGATGTGAACATAGAAAATTTAAATATAAGGGAGAGACTATGATTAACGCTAGTGACATCGAAGCATTTGAATACTACAACGAATTAGAATCAGGTAACATACTACCTACAGACTATCAAACTTTTATACACAAATCTAGGTACTCCAAGTGGCTACCTAAAGAACTAAGACGTGAGAGTTGGGCAGAGACAGTTGACCGTTACATGAAAAACATTGTCGGTGATAAGCTTGACAAAAAAGACTACGCTGAAATAAGACAAGCCATACTCAACTTAGAAGTCATGCCATCCATGAGAGCCATGATGACTGCAGGTGCAGCAGCAGACAGAGACAACACATGTATCTATAACTGTAGCTACCTACCTGTAGATGATCCAAAGTCTTTTGATGAAGCTATGTTTATCCTTCTCTGTGGCACTGGCGTTGGCTTCAGTGTTGAAAGACAGTACATAAATAAACTAGCTGAAGTTCCTGACTTGTACGATAGTGAGACTACCATTGTAGTGCAGGACAGTAAAGAAGGTTGGGCTAAATCTTTCAGACAACTACTAGCTCTACTGTGGGCAGGTGAGATACCCAAGTGGAACATGTCTAAGATCAGACCAGCAGGTGCTAGATTAGAAACTTTTGGTGGTAGAGCATCTGGCCCTGCACCACTAGTTGACTTATTTAACTTTACTGTGCAGACATTTAAGAACGCACAAGGACGTAAACTAAATGCACTAGAGTGTCACGACATCATGTGTTTTGTAGGACAGATAGTAGTTTCTGGTGGCGTTAGACGCAGTGCTATGATATCATTGTCAAACCTGAGTGATGATCGTATGCGTCACGCTAAATCAGGACAGTGGTGGGAAAACGCAGGGCATCGTGCTCTAGCTAACAACTCTGTATCTTACACAGAGAAGCCCGACATGGAGTCCTTCTTGCGTGAGTGGTCATCACTTGTTGAAAGTAAATCTGGTGAAAGGGGAATATTTAATCGTGAAGCATCTAAGAAACAAGCTGCTAAATACAACAGGCGTGATCCTGACTTTGAGTTCGGAACTAATCCTTGTAGTGAGATTATACTTAGACCGTATCAGTTCTGTAATCTTACGGAAGTTGTGGTACGAGCCACGGATACGGTGGAAGACTTGGCTAGAAAAGTCAGATGCGCCACTATACTTGGCACGATCCAAAGCACGTTCACAAAGTTCCCATACCTGCGAAAGGTGTGGCAGCGAAATACCGAAGAGGAACGACTGTTGGGTGTGTCACTCACAGGGATAATGGATAATCCTTTAATGACAACAAAAAACAAAGGTCTTGATAAAACATTGGAGTTTTTAAGAAATGTATCTGTATCTACTAATACTGAATATGCTAGTCTTTTCAACATACCCTGCTCTACTGCAATTAGCTGCAACAAGCCATCGGGAACGGTCTCCCAGTTGGTTGACAGTGCCAGTGGTATACACTCTCGCCACAGTGCATATTATATCCGTACTGTTCGCGCTGATGTAAATGATCCACTAACACAGTTTATGCAAGATCAAGGCATACCTAATGAGCCATGCGTTATGAAACCTGACACAACTATAGTGTTTAGTTTTCCTATAAAGTCTCCCAACAAAGCGGTTACTCGTAATGACTTAACAGCTATTGAACAGCTAGAGACATGGCTAGAATATCAAAGACACTGGTGTGAGCACAAACCTAGTGTAACCTGCACAGTCCGTGACGATGAGTGGTTGGACGTAGGTGCATTTGTGTATAGACACTTTGACGAGATGAGTGGTATATCCTTCCTACCCCACTCAGATCACACATATCAACAAGCACCCTATCAAGAGTGTAGCAAAGAAGAGTATAACGAACTCCTTAAAGCTATGCCTCGTAACATAGAGTGGTCAGCTTTGTGTGATTATGAAAAGGAAGATAACACAACAGCTATGCAAACACTCGCCTGTAGTGGTGACTCGTGTGAGCTAGTCGATCTAACATAAAGGAGATAATTATTATGTTAATATACAATTTAGTTGCTGGAGTAGTTTACGCTTTAACACTACATGGCATTTACGATAATATAGCTAAACCTGTAGCTAATGTAACATACGATGCAGGTATTCACGTTTATGAAAAAGGTGCAGACGTTCTTGAAGTTGTTACTGCAGAAAATACAGAGTAGTGTACGTCTTAGTTCTTATAATGTCAGTTGTGCCAGGATACTTTCAGGTTCAAGCAATTAATCATGTGTATCCTACTATGGAGATGTGCAAAGATGGTGCATCATACATACGCAGTGAACTCTTGAGTAAAAAACCTACACCTGAGTCCACTGTATCTGCTTACTGTACTGAGATTCCAACTGAAGTGTAATGCAACTAGAGCATGAAGCAAGAATACACATGGAGAAAAAACTAAAGCTTTTCTTTGAGGAGCTAGAGGTAAAGCTACGTCCTGTAAGAAAACACATAGAAGAAAACTTGTGTGACGGTCTATACAAAGCTAGAGCTTTACAGGACATAGATGACATACTTATGATAGCTAAACACGCTGCAGAAAAGTATGGTTTAAAATAAAAGGGTAGCCGTTGACTTAGCGTTTGCGGCTGCTCTACATCCCAGTTTTGATTTTTATATTAAGATGATCTATGTAAGACTCGTAAGTTTTTAACTCTCTAAAGTTAAAGTCTTTTAGTTCAGCATCTACACCTAAACTCTTCATGTACTTCATAGCTTTA